AAGGTTTGAAAACGATTTGGCAGGTTGGGCTTTAACATTTGATGTATTAGTTAAAAACGATATGACAATATGCTAGATAATAAATCTACATATAAATATTTAAACGAATTTGCTAAATATGTTATTCAGCAAAGTAGAAGTAATTTAACAAAGCAAGGCAAAAACGTAGATAAGAAATTATACAATAGTTTAGATAAACAAATTGAAGTAAGTGCTAATAGTTTTCGTTTAACTTTCTTAATGGAAAATTACGGTGAATTTCAAGACAAAGGAGTTAGCGGTACTAAAAGAAAATATAATACGCCATTTAGCTATTCAAGTAAAAGACCACCATTAAAACCTATAACGGATTGGGTTACTAAACGTAGGTTTCAATTTCGTAATAAAGAAAATGGTAAATTTATGAGTTTTAAATCTACTGCTTATTTAATTGCAGGTGGTATTTTAAAAAATGGTATTAAGCCAAGTTTATTTTTTACCAAACCATTTGAAAAAGCATTTGAACGTATGCCAGATGAATTAGTTGAAGCCTATGGTTTGGATGTTGAAGAATTTTTACAATATACATTAAACAAAAAATAATGAAAAAGATATTTATTAGAAGTCCGTATTTTATACAAGTAAATGAAGCTGGGCAATTAGGTAGCAAAGTAGAATTGTATTTATATAGTAAAAGTGATGGTGTGCCAATTATTCCTACTTATACTTTAAGTAAAAAAATAGCAAGTGCTTCACAAAATGAAAATACTTATAATATAGCTAATTACGCTAAGGAGTTTATTAAACCTATAGCACCTGTAGCGGTTACAGAACCTACTCAAGAAAACGATAATTGTTGGGCATATTGTGTAGTTAAAAGATATACGGAATTAACTTTAAATACTTACACTTTACTATCTACAGAAACTTTTGTTTGTTTAAATGGATATACAAATTATACAGGTGGTTATAATAATGATGATACTGCTAGTATTGTGCCTTTGTTTAATTCTAATATAAAAAAGTACGTAAAAAATTTTACAAGTAATTACATAAATGTATTTTTTGAAGTTGAGAATTATGATACTTCTTACGGATATATAAATGTGACAGAACCATCGCTTTATAAGTTACCAATAACAGAAGAAACTACAGTTATTGAAAGTATTATTGTTAAAGCAGAGCAATTATGTGAGCCTAAATATACGCCTTTAACTTGTACGTTTATTAATCGTTTTGGTGGTTGGGAGTTTCTTACATTTTTTAAAGCTAATACACAATCAATAGAAACAAATAATAAAGATTTTAACCTATTACCTAGCAGCGTAAATTATAATGTATTACAAGGGCAAAAAAGAACGTTTAACCAACAAGGTAAACAAAAGATAAAATGTAACACAGGCTGGGTAGATGAAAACTATTTTGACTTAATACAAGATTTGTTATTGAGCGAAGTTGTACTATTGGATAACAAACCTGCAATAGTAAAAAGTACTTCTTCTGATTACAAAACACATTTAAAAGATAAAAATATAAATTACGAAATAGAATTTGAATTTAACTACGGTTTAATAAACGATGTAATTTAATGGAAGTTGCTTTATACATATACGTAGAACAAAACGTAATAACAGAAAATAATTTAACTGTAGACAGTACTTTAATTACTGTAGATAATACCTTTATCACAGCTGATAGTACAATTACTGCAGCTAATCAAGTTCAAAATGTTGCAAGGCGTATAGAATTATTTAACGATGAAAAAATTAGTATTACTTCAAGTATACAAAATGTTAATGATATATCAAAAGTATTTACCGATTATTCACAAAGTTTTACAATTCCTGCAAGTGATAACAATAACGAAATATTTAGACATTGGTACGAAAACGCATTAGATAACGCTTTCGACCAACGCCAACGTTATGCAGGTTACATTGAAATAGATACGCAAGTATTTAGAATTGGTAAATGGCAGTTAGAAAGTGCTACTATAAAAAACAATAGAGTTGAAGATTATAAAATAACTTTTTACGGTGTACTTAAATCTTTAACTGATAAATTCGGTGAAGATAAATTAAAAGACATTCAAGAGTTAAACGATTATACTATATCTTATTCTGGTGCAAATGTAAAAACTAAAATTACTACTACTTCAGATAGTGATGTTTTATTTCCTTTAATTTCAAGTAACAGAGTTTGGGAGTATGGCGGTGGTGGTGGTGGTGGTGGAACTAATAATATTGCAAGTTCTTCACACCCTATAGTTTATACTGAGTTATCACCTGCTTTAAAAATAGCTAGAATATTCGACGCTATTGCTTCAAAGTACGATATTAATTTTAACGGAAATTTTTTAACTCAAAGCAGATTTACAAAGGCGTATTTATGGCTTAAAAATAAAGAAGCGTTTGCACCTTTATCACAAAAAGTATTATTAAATTATGACAATATAAATAACGAAAATACTGTATTTGAAATATATAATGATTATTTTATTATAAATACAAACAACCTTTTTAATAATGATACATTTGCAGGAGGTTCTATTTTATTAACGCTATCAACTTCAACAAATTGGCAAATAACTATTTTTAAAGATGATGTACAATTATATGTACAAAGTGGTACAGGTACAGCGGTTAATATTAGTACAGGAGATATAAACGGAACGTATAAAATTTATTTAAGTACTTCGCAAACTTGTACTTATACAGGTACTATTAACGGTATAGTTCAAGAATACGATACAATTAATAATCAAATAATTAATTTTACTTCATCTGGTTTAGTTGTAGATGATACGATTTCATCAAATTTAGATTTGCCAAGTTTTATGCCTGATATGAAAGTAACAGATTTCTTTAGTGGTGTATTAAAAATGTTTAACCTTACTGCGTTTAGTTTTGATGAAGAAAATTATACTTTAGAGCAGTTAGAAAATTGGTACTATCAAGGTAAGATAAAAGACTATTCTCAATACTGCGTTTCTGATTTTGATTTCGAAAGGATAAAACCATATAAAAAAGTTAATTTTAATTACGAAAAAAGCGAAAGTATTTTAAACAAAAATCATTCAGATGCAAACCAAAAAGAATATGGAGATTTAAGTTATCCGTTTAATACAGATGGTGCTGATTACAATGTTAAATTACCTTTTGAAAATATTATATTTAATAAATTTACAGGTGAAAATTTGCAGGTAGCCTATGCTATTAAAACAGATTATACAGCCTACGTACCAAAACCAATTGTTTTATATCAATACGAAAACGCAAGTTGTGATTTCTATTTTAATGATGGTACTTCTACAACCCAAATAACAAATTATAATGTTATGGGACAAGATGTAGAATATCAAACACAAATGCATACGTTAAATTTCGGTGTAGAGTTTAGTTCTTATACATTAAATACTGTTAGTAATACTTTGTTTAAAGATTACTATTTTGATTATTTAAACAACCTTTATAATCTTAAATCAAGAATGGTTAAGGTTACAATGCGTTTACCTTATTCTGAGCTATTAGCGTTGCGTTTAAACGATAGAATTGTAATACGTGATAAAAGGTATATTATAAATACGTTTACAACGGATTTAGATACGTTTGAAAGTAAGTTTGAATTGATACAAGATTTTAGAAGTTTAACTTTTAATAATTCACAACCAAGATTAGCAAGTAACACAGCACAAACTTTAAAATTTGATACTGTAAGTAATGAGCTTTTAACGTGGAGTATTTTAAATGACCCTGATGGGCAAATAATAACTATAACAAACGCTGCAGATTATGTAGAGGTAGATATAAAAGCAAATACTTCTGGAGTTGAAAAATTATATAGCATAGAAAGTAATAATAATGATATAATAGTAATAAAACAAGATGCTTAAATTAATTATACAAATGCTTGAGTTTCAAAAGTTTGGCACAAGCGAAGCTATAGATATAGCTAAAGGAAAATATAAATTACCTGATACATTAACAGAACTTAAAAGAGCAATAAAATGGCAATTACAAAAACGATAGAGATTGATGTTAATTCTTTACAAGCAGTTGGCGGTTTAAAGAATTTAAACGATGCTTTACTTCAAGTAGATAAATCAGCTAAAAGTGTAGATGCTTCTTTTGAGGAAGTTTACGGTGATTTAAAACCTTTGACTGCTCGTATGGGTGAAGCTGAAGATAGACTTTACGAATTAGCATTAGCTGGACAAAGTGCAAGTAATGAATACAAAGAATTACTAGCAAGCGTTGGTAATTATAGACAGGTACAAATGAAAACCGATTTAGCTGTAGATGCTGCTGCTACTACATTTGATGCTAAATTAGGTGGTGCTTTACAAGGTGTTACTTCTGCTTTTGCTGGAGTGCAGGGTGCAATGGCTTTAACAGGTGGGCAGTCTGAACAATTAGAACAAGCAATACTAAAGGTACAGGGTGCAATGGCGTTAGCAGAGGGTGTACGTGGTATTCGTGAGGGTGCTACTTCATTTAAAGCCTTAGGTACTTCTGCAAAAGCTGCTTTAAGTGGAATTAAAACAGGAATAGCTGCTACGGGTATTGGTGTTTTATTAATTGCTTTGGGTGCTGTTGTTGCGTATTGGGATGATATTAAAACTGCAGTTAATGGCGTAAGTAGTGAACAAGAAAACTTAAACAAATTAGCTCAAACTAATTTAGATGCAGAACAGAGTAAACTTGATACAATAGGCAGCCAAGATAATGTTTTAAAATTACAAGGTAAAAGCGAAAAGGATATTTTAAAAATTAAAATAGCTCAGACAGACCAAGTAATAAAAGCAACTGAAAACCAAATTGTACAAAATGATATAACTGCAAAGGCACAAATTGAAGCAGCTGAAAGAAACAAAACTATTTTAAAAGGTATTTTAGAGTTTTTAAGTATTCCGTTTCAAACCGTATTAAAAACTATTGATAGTATTGGTGCTGCAGTAGGTGAAGATTTTGGTTTATCAAAAGGTTTTAGTAAACTATTAGACAAAGGTGCAAGTTTAATTTTTGACCCTGCAGCAGAAAGGGCAGCAGCAGAAGCTACAAGAAAAGAAAGTTTAAAAAGTATTGAGAAACTTAAAAATGATAAAGCAGGTTTACAACTTTCATTACAAGGAATTGACAAACAAGCAGCAACCGACTCAGCAACAAAAAGAAAAGAAGCTAACGATAAAGAAATACAAGACGCTAAAGACAAAGCCGATGCTTTAGAACGCATTAGACAAGGCGAAATAGATACACAAGCTGAACGTAGAGCAGAGGAGTTAAGACAAGTACAAGAGCAATATAAACAATTAATTGCTGAAGCTGAAAAATACGGAAAAGATACAACAGCATTAAAAGAAGCACAACGTACAAAAGAAAAAGAGCTACAAGATAAATTTGCTGCTGAAGATAAAGAAAGAGAAGCGGCTAAAAAATTAAAAGAACAAGAAAAAAAAATTGTTGCTCTTGAACTTACAAAAGAATTTGATAATTTAACATTTGAAGCAAAAAGAGAAGAATTAAAAACTAAAGAAAATCTTTTATTAGAAGATAAAACACTAACAGAAGAACAAAGAAATAATTTAGAAAAATCTTATGCTGAGGCAAGAAATAAAATAGCACAAGCAGAAGCAGACCAAAAAGCGGCTATTCAAAATGCTGTTTTAGATAATGTCGCGGGTGGTATTGGTGTTTTAAAACAATTAGGAGAAAAAAATAAAGGAGTTCAAAAAGCTGCTATTATTGCTGAAAACGCAGTAGGTATTGCAAGAATTATTTTAAACACTCAAGCAGCAAATGCTAAATCTGTAGCAGCTTCACCTTTAACAGGTGGTATGCCTTGGGTTGCAGTAAATACTATAGGTGGTGCTTTAGGTATAGCAAGTTCTTTATTAGCAACTAAAAAAGCATTATCTGAATTAGGTGGTGGGTCTGTTAGTTCGCCATCTGTTGGGGGTGGTTCTGGTGGTGGTGGTAGTATGTCTGCTGCTGCAGCTGCACCACAATTTAACGTAGTAGGTAACACAGGAGTTAATCAATTAGCACAAACGTTAGGAAGCCAACAACCTGTACAAGCGTTCGTAGTTGCAAACCAAGTTACAAGCCAACAAGCGTTAGATAGAAATATTGTAAATAACGCAAGTATAGGCTAAAAAATAACAAAATTTAATAATTAATGTTTTTAAATAAAATACTATGAACCTGATAGAATTAATAATAGACGATAAAGACCAATTAAGCGGAGTAGATGCTATTAGTGTAGTAGCTACACCTGCTATTGAGTCCAATTTTGTAGCGTTAAAATCTGAGGAAATTAAATTGGCTCAAGTAGATACTGAAAAGCGTATTTTGATGGGTGCAGTTTTAATTCCAGAAAAGCCAATTTATAGAAGAAATGGCGAAGATGAATATTACATTTACTTTTCAAAAGATACGGTAAACAAAGCAAGTCAATTATTTTTTAAAAATGGTAATCAAAATAATTGGACTTTAGAACACGGTAAAGAAATTAAAGGTTTAACCGTAGTTGAAAGTTGGATAGTTGAAAATACTGAAAAAGATAAATCAGCTATTTATAATTTAAGTGTACCTGTAGGTACTTGGATGGCTTCGGTTAAAGTTGAAGATGATAGCGTTTGGAATGACTATGTTAAAACAGGTAAAGTAAAAGGGTTTAGCCTTGAGGGTTATTTTGCAGATAAGTTAGAAGAAAAAAAGCAGTTAAGTAAACAACAAAATGAAGATGAAATTTTAATTGAAAAAATAAAACAATTACTAAAATGAGTAGATTATTAACAAGAGGGGGCGGAATAGAAAGCCCTAAAAACACATTTACAATAACAGCAAGTAAAGAGCAAGAATTAGCAACAGGTTTAGACAATGTTGTTATAGGTTTAAACACAGATGGTAGTTTTACTGCTGATTTGATTTTTAATTTTGTAGGTAGTGCAAGTGCGTCTGATTTTCCAAATAATACAGAATGGGTTAAATTTTGTGGCGATTACATAGAATTAACAAGTAACTTAACACCATCAGTAGGAAATAAAATATTAGATGTTTTATTTTTTGAAGATGCTGAGCAGTTTGATGCATTTGCAAGCCAACTAAGAACAGATTTTAGTATGGAATTAAAACTTAAATAATAGAAAAACCAAAGCTATACACAGAAGCAGAGGTTCAACAATTACTAAAAGATATATTAACACAAATTTAAATTAAAATGTCAGGAAAAACAAAAAGTAAAACGAGTCCAGTAAATGGCAAAAAAGGTTGTTTGTGTGATGATAACACATATAGCAAAGAATGTTGTAATGGTGATTTACAAAACCAAGCTATTGGTTCAACTACAGGAGTAGATAATGTAAATATTACAGAAAATAACGGAGTAAGAGTAATAACAAGAGTAAACGGATAAAAATGACACCACAAGAAAAAAATGTATTTAATAAGCTGTTTAAAACAGAATTAGCTACACAAAAAGTAGAATTAGGAGTTGTTCAAGATGCTGAAAAAGTTATTAGTGATTATTTTAAATCAACAGATACAGCAAATTCAAAAATAAAAGGAGCTATAGCTTCTTTAAGAGAAGCAGAACAATTTGTAAAATCAAGTGTTGAAAAAAGTAATATTTTATTAAAACTTAAATCAGATATAGAAAAACAAGCTAAAGATTTAGGTATTGATGCTAATAATATTCAAACAATAAAAGATATAAATTTAGCAATATCAGATTCAAAAGAATATAAATCTTATAGTGATAAACTTAATAAAGTTATATCTACTTTATAATATTAAGTAATAAAATACAACAACAATTAAATAATTAAAAATGACACCACAAGAAAAAAACGTATTTGGTAAATTATTTACTAAAACAGAATTAGGAACGCATAAAATTGATTTAGGAGTTTTACAAGACATAGATAATGTTTTAAAATTAACTAATAATTTAAAAAAACAATCAGAACCTTTTGGGAAAGAATTATTTGATTTAAGTCGTAGAATAACAGATGTATTAAGTAAGATGAAAGAAGTAGAAAAAAATTCTACAGATTTAGAAAATAAATCTACACAATTATTTAATCAATTTAAAAAACAAGCTATTGAACTTGGGTTAGATGTTAATGGTTCAGATGCACAAAAAAAATACGAACAAATTTTAAGTCAGTTACTTACTTTGCCAACATTTGGAGAAGCAAAAACTATAATATCAAGTGCTATTAAATAATAGTTATAATTAATAAAATACAACAACAATTAAAAAGTATTGTTTTTAAATAAAATTAATAAATATGTCAAACGTAATTACAGAAATCAAAAAGTTGCTTGGTATGGAAATCAAACTTGAGCAAATGACATTAGACAACGGAACCGTAATTGAAGCAGAAATGTTCGAAGCAGGTCAAGCGGTGTTTATTGTAAACGGTGAAGATAGAGTAGCGTTGCCTGTAGGTGAGTACACTCTTGATAACGGAATGATTTTAGTAGTTGAGGTTGAGGGCGAAATCAAAGAAATCAAAGAAATGGAAGTTGAAGCACCTGAAGAGGAAGCTGCACCAGAAGTAGAAGTTGAGGTTGAAGCAGCTCAAGCACCAGCAACAGCTAAAAAAGTAATCGAGTCTACAGTTAAAGAGTCGCATTTTTCGCAAGAAGATGTTGATGCTTTAAAAGCTGAAATCGAAACACTAAAAACGGAATTAGCAAAACAGGTAGAAGTGATTGAAGAAAAAGTAGAATTATCTGCTCAACCTTTAACACATAACCCAGATGCAAAACCAAACGTTGAAAAAGTGTTATTCTCACAAAACAGAGTAATGACTACATTCGACAGAGTAATGAATAAAATAGCAAACTAATAATTAATTAAAAAAAATGGCTACTACAACAAGTATTACAACAACTTATGCTGGTGAATTTTCAAAAAAATACATTTCAGCTGCATTATTATCAGCTTCTACTATTGAGAATGGTGGAATTGAAGTAATGCCAAACGTAAAGTACAAATCAGTTATCCAACGTTTAGCAACTGATGCTATCGTTAAAAATGCTACTTGTGCTTTTGACCCAACTTCTACAGTTACTTTAACTGAAAGAGTAATTACCCCTGAGGAATTCCAAGTAAATTTGGAGCTTTGTGCGAAAGATTTTTCAAGTACATGGCAAAGCATTGAAATGGGAATGTCTGCATTTGACACTTTACCAAAATCTTTTGCTGATTATTTAATCGGACACGTTGCTGCTAAAGTTGCTGAAGCAATGGAAGTTTCAATTTGGAGAGGTGCTAACGCTACTGCTGGTCAATTTGACGGTTTCGTAACTTTAGCTACTGCTGATGCTACTGTAGTTGATGTAACAGGTACTACTGTAACAGCTTCTAACGTTATTGCTGAATTAGGTAAAGTAGTTGATGCTATTCCTGCTGCATTATACGGGAAAGAAGATTTACATATCTACGTTTCTCAAAACGTTGCAAGAGCATACGTTAGAGCTTTAGGTGGATTTGCTGCTTCTGGTTTAGGTGCTAACGGTACTAACGCAATGGGTACACAATGGTTTAACAACGGTTCATTATCTTTTGATGGTGTTAAAATCTTTGTTGCTAACGGATTAGCTGCTAACTATATGATGGCTGCTCAAAAATCAAATTTATACTTCGGTACAGGTTTATTATCTGACCATAATGAAGTACGTTTAATTGACCAAGCTGAAGTTACAGGTGCTCAAACTGTAAATGTAATTATGAGATTTACTGCAGGTGTTCAATACGGTGTAGGTTCTGAAATCGTTCTTTACACTCCAGCATAATTAATGTAAAAAAGGGTGTGATATATATTGCACCCTTTTTAAAAAATTAGTATCTTTGTAATAAAAAAAAGATATGGTAGAAATTTGGAAAGAAGTTAAAGGTTTTGAAAAACATTATTTAGTATCTACTTTTGGTAGAGTTAAATCAATAAAAAGTAAAAAAATACTTAAACAAAGTATTGGTACTGATGGTTATTTAAAACTAAATTTATCTAAAAATACAAAAAGAGTTCATAGATTAGTTGGTGAAACTTTTTTAATAAATGAAAAAAATAAAGAAACTATTAATCATAAAGATAAAAATAGACTTAATAATAATTTAGAAAATTTAGAATGGATGACACAATATCAAAACAATAGACATAAAAATAATCTACCTGATATGACAGTTTTTACTGAAAGGATTACTGAACAAATAAAAAGAATAGTTATTTTATAAAAAAATAATTTTCTTTTAAAAATTTTAACTTTTAAAAAATATATACTATGGCTTGTGATTTAAGTTTAGGTAGATTGGAAGTATGTAAAGACTCTGTAGGTGGTTTGAAAAATGTATATTTCGTTAATTACGGAGATGCAACAAGCTACACTTACGATGCTACAAATACGGATGTAATCGATGCGGTTGCAGGTACTCCAAGTGCTTACAAATATGAGTTGAAAGGTGCAAGTACCTTTACTCAAAACGTTAATAGCTCAAGAGAAAACGGAACAACGTTTTTTGAGCAGGTTTTGGAATTAACATTTAAAAAATTAACTCCAAAAGATAATAAAGAATTAAAATTAATGGCTTATGGTAGACCACAAGTTATTATAGAAGATAACAACGGTAATTTCTTTTACGCAGGTTTACAACACGGTATGGATGTAACAGGTGGTACTATTGTAACAGGTGGTGCAATGGGAGATTTATCAGGTTATACTTTAACTTTAACAGG